CGCCTCGACCGCGGAATACATCGCTTGGAAGAAACGAAACAAAGGCTGATTACTTAGATGGCAAATACGCTTCTTACCCCGACCAAGATCCTCGACGAATCGCTTCAGATTCTTACCAACAACCTCGCTTTCACGTCGCGCGCTAACCGCGAATACAGCAGCGAGTTCGCCGTTTCGGGCGCGAAGGTTGGTTCGACCGTGAACGCGCGCAAGCCCGTTCGCTTCGTTGGTACGTCGGGGCCGAACCTTGGCCTCGAAAACGTGAACGAAACGTCGGTTCCGATCACGATGCAGAACCAGTTTCACGTCGACTTTCAGTTCAGCTCGACCGAGCTCACGTTGACCGTCGACGACTTCGCGGAGCGTTACCTCGTTCCGGCAATGGAAACGATCGCCAATAAGCTGGACTTCGACGGCCTCGGGCTTGCTTCGAGCGTCGCGAACAGCGTTGGCACCGCAGGCACCACGCCGAACGATATTCAGATCCTGATCGACGCTGGCACGAAACTGGACAACGAAGCAGTTCAGCGCGGCAAGCAGCGTGCGGCCGTGTGGAATCCGACCGTGAACGGCAAGATGGTCAAGTCGACGTCGGGCCTGCTGAACCCGTCGAAGCAAGTCGGCGAGCAATACGATTCGGGCATCTTCGTTCCGGCGCTCGGTTTCGATATCGGCATGGATCAGAACGTGAACACGTTCACGACCGGTACGCGTTCGAACGGCACTGTTTCGGGCGCGGGTCAAACCGGCTCGACGCTCACCGTTACCGGCCTCGGTGCTGCTGCAACCGTCGCGAAGGGCGACACGTTCACGATCGCTGGCGTCTATGCAGTGAACCCGCAGAACCGTCAATCGTATGGCGTGCTGCGTCAATTCACCGTTACCGCGGCTGCAACGGCTGACGGCTCGGGCAACGCAACGCTGTCGATCTTCCCGGCGATCAACACCGCGGCAAGCAACCAGCAGTATCAGACGGTTTCGGCTGGTCCTGCAAACGCTGCTGTTGTGACGTGGGACGTTGCGGCATCGACTTCGTATGGCGCAAACCTCGCGTACCACAAGAACGCCTTCACGCTGGCTACGGCCGACTTGGAAGACGTGTCGCAATACGGTGCTTGGGGCGCTCGTCGTAACTACAAGGGCATTTCGCTGCGTATCGCGCGCCAGTATGCGATCGGCACTGACGTTGTGCCGTGCCGTATCGATGTTTTGTACGGCTGGAGCGCGATCTACCCGGAAATGGCCTGCCGAATCCTTTCCTAATGGCGCTTATCCAGCAATCGGCCCCCGCTTCGGCGGGGGTTTTTCATTCTGACGAGCCGATGGCATACGAAAAATTCCCCGCATGGGCGACTGGTCCCGCTGGTGCGCAACGCATCGTCAACAGCCAGGACGAACTAGACGCGCTTCCCGGCTTCACGGTGCCTGAATACGTGCCGCCTGTGCCGCGCGAGCAGAAGCCGGAATTCGCCGCATATCCGAAATGGATTGGCGATCAGCTTGTGCAGAACGCGGAAGAAGAATCCGCACTGCTCGGCTCTGACGACGTGGACACGCGCGAAGCCCTGTTGAAGATCGCGGCAGAGAAGGGCGTGAAGATCGACAAACGATGGTCCGATGACAAGATCCGGGCCGCACTAGAGGCTGCTTAATGACGACCGCCGTTGACCTCATCACGCTCGCGCTGAAGGACATAGGCGCACTCGGTATCGGGCAGGCGGCAAGCGCTGAAGACACGGCTGACGCGCTTGCCACGCTAAATATGATGCTCGGTCAGTGGCAGGGCGAACGCCTCTCTGTTTATCACCTTGTCGACACGGCGATTCCGTCGACTGGGAAACAGACGTACATGATCGGCACTGGCGGTGATTTCAACGTTCAGCGGCCGATCAAGATCAGCGCAGCATATGCGCGGCTCAATGCGGGCAGCTCGACGCCGATCGATTATCCGGTTCGGATTATCGAGTCGATGGAGGACTATTCGCGCCTGGCGTTGAAGGGGCTGCAATCGTTCCCTGCGTGGGCCTATTACGACCCGGCTTTCCCGCTTGGAAACCTGACGTATTACCCGATCCCGGACAGCACGTTTCAGCTTCATATCGTCACGATGGAAGCGCTGCCGCAGTTCACGGCACCCGGGCAAGTCATCAACCTGCCGCCTGAGTACATGGCGGCGATTCGCTACAACCTTGGCCTGTATCTCGCGCCGTCGTATCAGATCGAGCCGCAGCGTTCGCTAATTGGCCTCGCGATGAACGCAAAGCGCGTCGTCAAGCGGATGAACAGCCAGATCCCGTCCATGACGATGCCTCGCGGCCTCGGCTCGAAGCAGCGTTACAACATCTACAGCGGCTCTAATTACTGATGCGGATTCCTCTGACTGGCGGTGCGTACACCGCGAAAAGCGTCATCGCTAACGCACAGCGGTCGGTCAATTTGTACGCTGAGCAGAACCCGCAAGACTCGGCCGCGCAGTTCACGTATTACCCGACACCGGGCCTCACGCTCGTTTCGACGCCGCCCATTGCCGCGGAAAGTCGTTGCATCTACACGGCATCGAATGGCAAGCGTTACGAAGTGGTCGGCATGAATGTCTACTACGTGGATTCGTCGAACGTCTATACGCAGATCGGCGCGCTTTCCACGCTTTCGGGCGTTGTGTCGATGGTCGACAACGGGACGAACGCGTTCATTGTCGACGGTTCCAAGAACGGATTCACGCTCGATATCACAACCAATGTGATGATCCCATGCGCTGACCCCGCTTTCTACGGGGCTGATCGCGTGGATTATGTCGACGGCTATTTCGTGTTCAATCAGCCTGGCACGCAGCACTTCTACATCTCGAAATACAACGACATTACGTTCGATTCGCTCGATATCGCGTCGAAGTCGACGTATGCAGACAATCTAGTAACGCTTGCGGTGATGCACCGTGAAATCTGGTTGTTCGGCGAGCAGACAACCGAAGTTTGGTACAACACCGGCGCATCAGATTTCACGTTCGGCCGCATGCCGGGTGTGTACATCGAGCATGGATGCGCTGCGAAGCACTCGGTCGCAAAGATCGATCTCGCGCTGTTCTGGGTCGGGAAAGACTTGCAAGGGCAGGGCGTTGTTTTCGCCGGCCGCAACTACGCGGCTGAGCGGATCTCGACACACGCGATGGAGCAGGAGTTTCTAACGTACAGCCGGATAGACGACGCGATCGGCTTTTCGTACCTGCAAGGCGGCCACGCGTTCTACGTGCTGACGTTCCCGACCGCCAATAAGACGTGGTGCTTCGACACGGCAACGGGCCAATGGGCTGAGCGTGGATATCTGGAGGCAGACGGCACATTCAGCCGGCACCGCGCGAACTGCTATTCGTTCAATGGCGGCCAAAACCTCGTTGGCGATTGGGAAACCGGCAAGGTGTACGCGCTCGACCAGAACGCATATACCGACAACGGTAACCCGCTGCTCTGCGTTCGAGGCTTCCCGCACATCAGCGGAGCCGATGGAAACCGCGTCCTGTTCCGGCAATTCATCGCGGATATGGAAGTCGGTAACGGCCTGCCCGGCGACTCCGCAGAGCCTGAGATTCGGCTGCGCTGGTCAGATGACCGCGGGCGCAGTTGGGGAAACGCGGTAACAAACTCGCTTGGCAGGGCTGGCGAATACCTCACGTCGATTCAATGGCAGCGCCTCGGCTATGCGCGCGATCGCGTGTTCGAGCTGTCATGGTCCGCTCCGGTCAAGACTGCGCTTAACGGCGCATGGGTCGATGTGTCGAGGGCCAGGACATGAGCACGCCGACAAACTTTCCAGACGTCGGCGTGCCGCTGGTCGACCCGAAGACGGGCCGGCTTTCGATGGTCTGGTTCCAGCTTCTGATCGCGCTTTTCAATCGAACTGGCGGCACATCGGGAGATAGCGGATCGACTCAGGAACTGTCGGAAGTGGCTCAACAGATCGCCTCGCTGGTGCCGGTCGATTACGGGGCCGCGCTGCGTATTGCTGACGTCGAGGCGACGCTTTCTGTGCTTGCTGGCGCGGTGACGCAGAGCGAGCCTGATTCGTTCGTCCCGACGCACGGCATACAGGACGCGCCGGATCTTCATGCAGTCGCTACGCAAACGGCGAACGGCTTCATGTCGGGTGCGGACAAGGCGAAGCTCGACGCGATGACGGCGACGGTTGAAGATCGATTCGTCTCGGGAACTGGTTTCACGCCTGGGACAACGACGAGCCTGACGCTATCGAAGGCATACGCGAACGCCGCGGCCGTCACGGTGCATTTCGACGGCGTATTCCAGGGCAGCGACCAATACACGATCGCCGGAACGACGATCACGTTCACATCTGCGATCCCTGTCGGCACGCAGACAGTCTATGCACGAGGGTAAGGCATGACAACAACATATAAAGAAATGGTGAAGGGCGCGACGCTGACCGGTGCCGCGTCTAGCCTGTACACCGCAGCAACCGCTACGTCGGCATCTATTCAGGCGGCAAGCGCGAACAACCCGACTGGCGGCGTCGTGACGCTCAACGTCTACAAGGTTCCGGCTGGCCGCTCCGCTGACGGGACGACGCGCATCGCGTCAAAGAACATAGGCGCCGGCGCGACCGCGCAGTTCCCTGAGCTGGTCAATCACAAACTCGAACCCGGCACGCAGCTTTACGCGGACGGTAACGGCTGCTCGATCAGCATAAGCGGGATCGAATACGTAAAGGATAGCGCTTGAGAAACTTCCTGAAGATCGCTGAAGGCGTCGACGTGATGCCGCTTCTTTCTGCGCTGGCGCGAAGCCCTGAATTGTGGAATCAAAACTTGTTGCGCACGACGCATCAGAGTTCGCCGCATACGCAAGTCGATGACATTTGGCTTCGGTTCAATGACCTGAAAACATACGAGGAAACCGCAGATCCGGCGCATGTGATGGATCAGCATGAATCCATCAATTACCCGGCGTTCTATGCGCTTCCGCAGGCTCGCGCACTGATCTTCGCGCTGATGGCCCGCGTTGAAGGAGAACGCCTGGGGCGCTGCATCATCACGAAGCTGAAGCCGGGCGCCGTTATCGATCCGCATGTTGATAGCGGAGATCACGCGGCTTACTTCGAGCGGTATCACATCGTCCTCCAATCGCTTCCCGGCTCCGTGTTCCACGCGGGCGGCGAAACGGTTCAGATGCGCGTCGGCGAAGTATGGTGGTTCGATAACTCGTCGATGCATTCAGTCATCAACAACAGCGCAGACGATCGCATTCACTTGATCGTCGATATCAAGGCTTGCAAATGATAACGATCGCCGCCGAGAGTTTCGAAGAAACGCTGCCAGAACTAAAGGCGCTGCTTCCTGTCCACTACGAAGAATTGTCTCTGCACAGGGATGCGGGATTCCCGCTCGATCCGCAGTTCTCAACGTACATCGAGCGCGAAAGGCTCGGCGGCTTGCTGTTCGTGACGATGCGTGAGCGCGGCGAATTGGTCGGCTATTTCATCGGATTTATCGCACCAGGCCTTCACTACAAAACGTGCCTTACCTGTCATCTGGATATCTTCTATCTGCGCAAGGACAAGCGCGGCGGATGGGACGGCGCAAAGCTGTTCCGGTTCACGGAAAAGGAACTGAAGCGGCGCGGTGTCAACTATTGGGTTGTCAGCAGCAAGGTAAAGCAGGACGCGAGCGCGCTGTTCGAATTCCTGAAATTTGAGCCGGTCGAAAAACTGTATGGCAAATGGCTTTGAGGGCTAACTAATGGCAATCGTTATTGGCGGCTCTATCGCCGCTGCCGGCGCGATCGGTGGTGCTGCGATCTCGTCGAGCGCATCTAAGAGCGCGGCAAACACGCAGGCTGACGCAGCTAACAATGCCGCTCAGATTCAACAACAACAGTGGGAGCAGACGCAGGCAAACCTCAAGCCCTATATGGACTTGGGTTCTAGCTACATCAACCCGCTAAAGGATGCGCTGTCGAACCCCACGCTGACGCAGCAGTTCAGCGCACCAACAGCGGCAGAAGCGCAGGCGACCCCAGGGTATCAGTTCACGCTCAATCAAGGGCTGAAGGCGACGCAAAACAGCGCAGCGGCGCGCGGGCTTGGTACTTCAGGGGCGGCGCTTAAAGGCGCATCGAGCTACGCAACGGGGTTGGCTGACTCGACGTACAACGATGTCTACAACCGCGCGTTGCAAACGTTCCAGACGAACTACAACACGGCGTCTAACAACGTGAACCGCCTGCAGAGCGTTGTCAGCAACGGGCAGAACGCGGCAGCGACGAACGGATCGCTAGGCGCTGCGTCGGCCGGCAACATCGGCAATACGCTGACGAGCGGTGCTAATGCGAGCGCGGCCGGGACGATCGGCTCGTCGAATGCGCTAAGTGGGGCGCTGAACAGCGTCGGCAGTTCGGCCCTTACATATGGGTTGTTGAACAACAATGCATCGTCGGCCGTTGCGGCGAACCCAACTTACGGCACGACCGCGGCAGGCAACCCGAACTACTTCACGGTATAACGATGCCACTTGACACTAGTATCGCTCTCAACACGAACGCGCCGCAGCCTATCAACCCGCTTCAACAGGCGTTGCAGGTCGCGCAGTTTCGCGCCTACAACGCGAACGGCCAAGCCGCGCAGCAGGGGCTAGACGCAAATCGCGCTATCTCTGCCGCCTATCAGCAGGCAACCGATCCGACGACAGGTCAGGTCGACAATAACAAGCTGATGGCGATCATCAGCCAGAACCCTGCGGCCGGCTTCAAGCTCGGCGAAGTGGTTCAGGGCATCAACACGCAGAAGCAGCAGCAGCAAACGCTCGCGCGTGGTGATGTCGCACTCGGAAACGAGCAACTAGACAGCGCCGCGAAGCACATTGGGTGGGCGTATCAGACGGCCGGGGCAATCGCGAACAACCCGAACGCAACCGCGTCTGATGTAACAGCCGCAATCGGACGCGCAATTGATAGCGGGCAGATTACGCCAAAGATCGCGGCGCAAGCACTCGCCGATATGCCTGGGACAGACGCGCCGAAGGGTGCATTGCAACAGTGGGCGGCGAATCACGTTGCGCAAGCATCGGGCGCTGCACAGCAGCTTGGCATCATGCTTCCGAAGACTGGCGCCGTCAGCACCGGCGGTGGAACGACGCTCTACAACCAGAGTCCAGTTTCCGGCCAGGTCACTCCGACGACCGTTTTCCAAAACACGGTCGGTCCAGAAACGGCGGCGCAGATGGTCGATGTAATCAACCCGGATGGCTCGCACTCGAAGGTTCCTACGGCTTCGGTCATGAAGCAAACCGGCGTTGGCGGGCTTCTTCCCCCGCAAGCGCAGCCTCAAGGCGGATCTGGCGACGGCGGAAACGGGCGCTATCCTGGCGGATCGTTCCAGACGGCTCCGGCCGCTGGCACTGTAGAGGCGCAACAGAAGGTGAACGCGGCAGGCGGCGACATGCTGTCAGCCGATCAGCAGTCGAATGCGCAGTCAGGAACGCGCGTGAACATGCTGCAAAACGCGGGCGATGCACTTTCGAAGGCGCAGACAGGTACGGGCGCCGACAAGCTGAACGCAGTTCGAGGCTTGGTTGCAACGCTTGGCGGCCCTGCTGACAAGGTTGCGTCCTACGACGAGGCGAATAAGTACCTCACGCAGTACGCGCAGCAGAAGGCGGCTTCGTTCGGGCATGGAACAGACTCGCAGCTCGCTGCGGCTATCGCTGGCAACGGAAATACGCACATCTCCAACCTTGCCGCGCAAGACGTGGTGAAGGTGAACCTTGGTCTTGAGCGCATGGAGCAGGCGCGCATGAAGGCGTGGGAAAGCGCCGGCCTGCAACCGTCTCAATACGGTCAGTGGAAGTCGCAATTTGGCTCGACGATGGACCCACGCGTGTTCGTTGCCGACCAGATGGAGCCGACCAAGGTGCAGGCGATGGTCAAGAGCATGAATCCGAAGCAGCAAGCAACCTTCCGCACGCAATATAACTGGGCGGTCCAAAACGGCTATATCAACGGTCCCCAATAATGGCGAACTATGACGATGCTTTCGAGGCTGCGGGCAAGCAATACAACGTAGACCCGAAGCTTCTGAAGGCCATGATGACTCAGGAAAGCTCGGGCAATCCGAACGCTGTATCTCCGAAAGGAGCGACCGGCCTGATGCAGTTGATGCCGGCAACCGCTAAGGAGATGGGCGTTTCGAATCCGAGCGATCCAGTTCAGAACATCATGGGCGGCGCTCGCTACATGGCCCAGATGCTCGACAAATACGGCGACGTGAATACGGCTCTAGCGGCCTATAACGCGGGGCCGGGCGCCGTAGACAAGGCGGGAGGAATCCCGAACTTCCCGGAAACGCAGGGCTACGTCAAGCGCATTTCCGCCAACTATCAAGGAAAGCCAATGGCGCAATCCGCGCTTCCCGGTCTGCCGCCTACGGCTGGCGTCGCATCGGCGGCCGACGACCCGTTCAGCAAGCTCATTGGCGGGTCGACAACTTCGGCCGCGCCGGCTGCTGCTGGCGGCGATCCGTTTAGCAAACTCATGGCGACGAAGGCCGCCGCTCAGCCTGCGCAGGCGTCGCAGTCGCCGAAGTCGGGTACGCCGGAATGGTCGATCAAGAACATGGCCGGCGCTGCTGTCGAGCCGCTTCTGACTGCCGCGACGGGCGCTATTGCGGCGCCTATCGGAACGATTGCTCGCCTCGGAGCGGCGGCGCTGCCGGGTGTTTCTTTCGATCAGGCGAAGCAGATCGGCGAGAGCACACAAAATGCGCTCACGTATCGCCCGCAGACGGAGGGTGGACAGCAAGCGAACGCAGACTTTGCGCGCGTCGCCAATAACGCACTCAGCCCGATTGTGAACTCGGCGCCGGTGCAGGCTGTCGCGGGAGGCTATAAGCAGAACTTCGTACAGGGTCAATCGCCGTTTATGGCGACGCTCAACGATGTGATCCCTAGCGCGACGGCGCAGATTGTCGCACCCGAACTGGCGGGGCGCGCTAATTCTCTCGTCAAGGCGCTTGGCAAGTCTGATGTTCCGGTGCCCACGCCGGGTAGCATCGAACTCGCTAACCGTGGAGTCGGCCAAGTTCCGCAGGGCCTGCCGCAGGCCAACGTCTCACGCCTTCCGGTGTCGCCCGCTGCGAACGACCTGTCGGCTCTTCTCGAGGTTGAGCAAGGCGGGGCCGTGCCGAAACCTGCTGCAACGATCGCGCGCGCGCCGGCTGCGAACGATGCTATCGGCCTTAACCGCGCCGCGGTCAATGATGCGCAGGCGGGGCGCCCGGATCTGCCGCAAGCCCCGGCAACGCAAGCCGTTGGCAAGGGCGCGGCGGCGAATGACTCGACGAGCAAGGTTGCGCCAGCGCCGACGCCTCCCGCTCCTGTCGAGATTCCGAAGTTCGACGATTCAGCGCCGGCCACGGTTAAGGCGAAGCTTGCGCCTGATCAGCAGCAGAAGAATCTAGACCTGATGCGAGAGGTTGGCCTGGAAGACCATCGCCCAAGCGCAATCTCTGGCGATAAGTTCACGGCCGGCAATGAGTACCAACTCGCCAAGACGGACACGCCGCAAGGCGAGGTGTTGCGTGCTCAGTTCGACAAGGAGCGGGTTGCGCTCCAGAATTACTCACAGCAAATTTCGCACGATACCGGCGCGCGTGGCGCCTCGCCGGAGGAAGTTGGTCAAATCATTCGCGACCCGTTGCGCGGCCTCAACGACTATTACGACAACGCGGTTCGCGGTGTTTACAAGGCGGCGGACGAGCGAGCTGGCGGCGTTGCTGGCATCGATGCGGATTCGTTTGGCTCTCTGATGGATACCAAGTCGAATTTCGCCGGCAAGGCGGAAAACGGCGCTCTTGGGCGTGGCATCAATGCATACCTGAAAGAGCAGGGCATTCGCAACGCTGATGGCACTTTTAACCCGATGACGGCTAAGCAGGCTGAAGGTGTGCGCCAATACATCAACGGCCAGTGGTCGCCTCAGAATTCGGGGTTGATCGGCAAAATCAAGGAGGCGCTAGATTCCGATGTGGCAAAGTCGGCAGGCGACGATGTGTACGCGCAGGCGCGAGCGCTTCATGCCGAACGAAAAAACGTTCTCGACAATCCGAAGGGAATTTCCTCGCTGCTCAACGAGGAAGGTCCGGGCGGCATCAATCAAGCCGTGCCCGACGAAAAGATCGGCCAAAAGCTCACCTCGATGCCCGTTGGTCAACTTCGACACATCGTCGACACTCTGAAAAACGCGCCAGCCGAACTTCAGCCGATGGCGCAGCAGGCGCTTTCTGAAATGAAGGGCGTGTTTGCGGATGGGGTGAATAAGGCGGGGCAGGGCGCAGAGTGGAATGCGGCAAAAGTGACGAAGCAACTGAACGATCAGCGATCGCGCATGGGGCTTCTTTTCGATGACGCCGAAATGAGCCGGTTCCGTACGTTGAACGATGCAGGGCATGTTCTGCAGAAGCCAACGGCTTACCCCGGCGCCGCGGCGCAAGGTCATAACTTATTGCAAAAGGCGGTCATATGGGCGCCGACCGCAGCAACGACCGGCGCGGCCTCTGCGATGTTTGGCCCGCTTGGCGCTGCTGTCGCTGGCCCGGCGGGCGCAGCGCTCACGCGCAAGGCTACTGAGTTCGTCAACCGGCGCTCCGCGAATAAGTTAGCGGAATCGTTTCGCAATCCACGCGTCGACTGGGAGAAGTAGCGGAAATACGAAGCGGATCAGCCAATGAGCTGTCCGCTTCGGCTTCCATGAGGGCGCACTTTTCAATTTATCGCCGTCGATTGCAAACGCCGTCCCGCGGCGTGGGCGCGTAACAACGTGAATAACGTTGCCGTCAGCGTCTAGTACTTCAATCATCTTTTCCCCCGACCCCGCCTAGTGCGGGGTTTTTTTATTGAGGCAATACATGCAGCTTCTGCCGAACGCAAAGCTTCAGTTCGTGGATCAAAACGGCGCGCCTCTGGCGGGCGGGTCCGTCTATTACTACGCGCCCGGAACGACCAACCCGCTGCCGACGTTTCAGGATAAAGCCGGCACGATCCAGAACACCAACCCCGTATTGCTTGACAGTCGGGGTCAAGCCATCGTATGGGGAAGCGGCACATATCGTCAAGTTGTTTGCGACGCATCGGGCGTAACGATTTGGGATCAGATCGTTACGGATGCATCGACGGGTCTGATTCAAGGCCAGTTGATCGATGAAGTGTTCAACGCGGGCGCGGATTTCACTGCGGGCACGACTACCGTCCTGACGCTGGCAAACGTCTACGGCGCAGAGGGTAACGTCTCTGTTGTGTTCGACGGCATCACGCAATCGCCGACGACCTACACGCTGAATTTCAAGACGCTCACGTTCAATGCGCCGATTCCGGTCGGCGTATTGCAAGTATGGGTCAAGGGTGGCGTTACGCTGCCGATCAATACGCCGGCTGCCGGAAGCGTCGTCGATACCACCGTAGCGCCCGGGTCGGCGCTGTACAACCGCATCAACCACCGTTGGGACGTGACAGATCCCAATTTCGGCGCGTGCGGCGATGGCGTGACGGACGATTCGGCCGCGATCAATAAGGCGTTTCAACTCGCTGCGAACGTCGGCGGTGAGGTCTATTTCCCGTCGTCCAAAACGTTCCTTATCAAGTCGCCGCTGACGTGTTCGGTTCAGGTTCCGCTTCAGCCCGTTATCGGCACGAACTATCAACTGTATTTCTCCGATATTCGGACTGTCAGCATCGTTTCGCCCGGAAGAAGCACGATTAGGGCGGGCGCCAGCATGACGACCATGCTGACCATTCAGTACGCGAACGGCAATATCGCGCCGTATTACACCAAGATCGACGGCCTCGTGTTCGATGGCAATGGCCTCGCTACGAACGGCGTTCTGCTGAACTACTCGACGCGCTCGCACGTTGTGCGCAACAGCTTCGTCGGCATGAGCGGCTACGGTCTGGCAAACGCCGGCTATGGTGTCGCTGAATTTCTGTACAACACGTTTGCGACGACAATCGGCATTCAGGTTCAACAGGGCGGCGATACCCTGATGGATCACAACGATTTCTATGCTCCGGCGAACTCGAACGGACATATCGGCATCGACATGCAGGGATGGTCTGGCAACACGCATATCCACAACTCAACGTGGACGGCCGATCCGACTTCGAGCAACGAAACACCGATCCTTCTGCACGCGAATATTTCTGCGCAGACGGGGCGAGAAGTTCGTGATGTGACGATCAAGAACAACGAGTTTTGCGGTTATGACTTGCCAATTAGCGGCGTGGCAGGTTCGAACAATATGTATAACTGCATCATCTCGGGCAATCACAAGACGGCATTGAGCGGGACCAAGATTAGTGCCGCGCTGATTTCGCTGACTGGTCCTGGTCAGTTCATCATCAGCGACAACATCGTTGGGAACGCTGCGTATCCGGTGCTGAGCGGGAATGTCATCAGCCTTGCCAACGCTTCGCGCATGACGATCAAGGGCAACAAGTTCGCGAACCTGCTGAATACGCCAATCGTCCTGACGAACGTTGTTCAATCCAAGGTTTACGACAACGAATTCTACGACGTCGGTCAGTCCTTGCCTGGCAACGCGATCATTTACCTCGGATCGACGTGTGCGACAAACGAGTTCTACCGGAATACGTATAACCAGTCGCAGCCTACATACGGCCAGGTTGGTATCGTTGAAAACACCGGCTGCAACTTCAACACGGCAACGAACGAAACGTTCATCGGCATCAATCAGCCCTATACGGTCGTTGGCGCGAACAGTAATTTCAAGTTGACTTCGTATGGTTCCGCCGCGCCGGTAAGCGGGACACATGGCGCGGGTGAAATCGTCTGGAATACGAACCTCAGCAATTCGGCTGGCGTCCCGGTTGGTTTCGTGTGTGTTGCGGGTGGCTCGCCGGGTACGTGGCGCAGCTTCGGCGTAACGGTTTAAATTATCGAGGTTAAATACAATGACGACGACCGTACCCGTTCAATTGGTCAGCCCCGCAAGTTCAACGGTAGGCCAGGTTCTGCGCTCTAGCGGAGCTAGCCTGCCTCCCGCATGGACTTCGCTTTCGGCATCAGATTCTACATTTACTCAGGCGGGAACCGGCGCGACGCCTGTTTCCGTGCAGTCTGAGCTGCGCACCCGCGTCAATGTAAAGCAGTTCGGCGCTGTAGGCGATGGTGTAACGGATGACACTGCCGCGATCAATGCCGCATTGGCCGCAGTCAACGTTGCTGGCGGTACGCTGTGGTTCCCGGCAGGCGTCTATATCTGCTCCGGCCAATGGAATATGGCGAACTTCAGCAACGTGCATTTGCGTGGCGCCGGGGGCATCTTCCAGGGTGGCAACGCAGTTGGCACGATGATCAAGTTCACGCAATCAGGCTCGACCTCGTGCATCAACAACACGGGCGGGATTGGCTGTTCGTTCCATGACATCGTTTTTGCCTACACGAGCGCCACATATAGCGGAACGTTGCTCGATGCCTCCTGCGCGACGCCGCAAAATATCACGCAGGGCAAGATCGATGGATGCCAGTTCCTTCAGCTCGGAACGACAAACACCGCTGGCAACCTGGTGGCGATCAATAACGTCAGCGGCTACGTCATCGAGAACTGCATCTTCGCGCGGGCAAACTGCGCGATCCGCGGCGGCTTGAATGGCTCGCTTGGCGCAAGCAACGCCGTCACGGTAAGCAACTGCGAGATCAGCTACTGCACGACCGCTATTGCCAATCCGAATAACTTTTGGACGATTCTTCGGACTTCATTTGAGCCGGGGCCGTCGCTCGGGCCGTCGCAGATTTGGAACGATACGTCGAATCCTATTGCGAACCTGACGATTATCGGGTGCTTCTTCGGTGATGTTCAGAACACCGGGACGCACCTGAACTTGACGGGCGTTACTAATCTTCTCATCCTCGGGTCGATTTTTGGCGGCGACAACGTCCACGTAACGACCGCGGTTGCGCTCGCTGGAGTGAACACAGGCATCGTCATTCAGGGTAATACGTTCGTCCAGTTGAATACGGGCATCGGCATTACTGGGACCGTGTCGGGTGGCAGCCTGTCAGGGAACACATTCACTTCGACGACTACGCCACTCTTCGGCAAGTCCAGCGCAAGCAATTTCAGCCTCTCGGGTAACGCGGGATTCATCACCGAGAAAACGGGGACTGCAACGATCACGGCCGGCACGTTCAGTATTGTCGTCAATCATGGATTGGCCGTCACGCCGGGCAATGGTCAGATAGAGTTGGTTCCGGCCGGCGACACGCTCGGCGCGCGCTGGTGGCTTGCTTCGTTTACGTCAACACAGTTCACGATAACGATCAACGCATCGCAGGCGTCCAACCTCGTTTTCTACTGGCACGCGAACGTGAACCAGTAAGAAGGTCAGCCGTAAGTAACCCTAAGCCGCCTTCGGGCGGCTTTTTCTTTTCCGATCCCATGAAAGACACCGCTTCAGCCGTCGCACAGACGGTCGCGCAAATCGCGCCTCCGTGGTACGCAACGGCGCTCGCGTGGAGTGACGCGAATTTCCCGCGCGTGCTGCTCACGCTGTCCGTGATTTACACGGCATTGCAGATTTACTCGTCGATCAAGCGCCTGCGAAAAGGGGATGCGAATGTCGATGAATAACGAGAACCTTCAAAAGCTGATCGCCGAGCTGCGCCGCGACGAGGGCGTTCGTTATTCGCCGTACAACGACACGAAGGGCATTCCAACGGTTGGCGTCGGGCACAACCTGAACGCGAAGCCTCTACCAGCAGGCTGGAAATATCCGCTCAACGACATGCAGATTAATTCGCTGCTCGATGACGATCTCGAAGACGTGTTCCACGATCTTGACCGCAACTTGCCCTGGTGGACGGATCTCAACGACGTGCGACAGCGCGCTTTGGCTAACATGGCGTTCAATCTCGGAATCACGAAACTACTCGGCTTCCGGAACACGCTCGTTGCCATGCGTCAGGGCAAATACGACGCAGCAGCGGACGGCATGTTGGCGTCCGCATGGGCCGCGCAAGTAAAGGGCAGAGCGCAACGCCTCGCCGACATGATGCGAAAGGGGGTGTGATGGACTGGAAATCGATACTCGGTGGCGTCGCGCCGACATTAGCGACCGCGCTATCTGTCGTCGGCGGTCCCGCGGGCATGGTAGCGGGCGCTGCGCTGCGTGCGGTGAGCGGCGCCGTGCTCGGTCACGATCAAGGCACGACGGATCAGGTCACGCAGGCGATTCAGGCTGGCCTGTCGCCTGACGCCATTGCAGCGCTCCAGAAGGCGGACAACGACTTCAAGGTGCAGATGGCGCAGATCCAGGCGGCGACCGATCAGGCGAGCATCAAGGCGGCTTCTGACGCGGTCGGCGACGTCAATGTGACGATGCAATCCGAAGCGAAGGCGGATCATTGGCCCACCTATACGTGGCGCCCGTTCATCGGCTTTGTGTTCGGCCTCTACGTTATGTCGATGTTCATCCTGCCGCTCTTTCACGTTCAGCCGGTTCCGTTGTCAGCGGATCTAACGCTGACGATCGGCGCGGTGCTCGGCGTGGCCTCGTTCTTCCGCGGCAAGGCGCAGGCAGATCCGCGAATAAACGCGGACAGCCGCGGTTAAGCCGCTTCAACCGTTGTGGGTTGCTTCTTCGGCGGGATTAAATTGGGGTGCGGCGGCATGCCGAGCAGTCGCCGTGCCTCTTCTCGAACATCGACCGAGCAGAACAGACCCAGATCGTCAATGTCCTGAAGCCGGAATGCGAAACATTCGAATTCTTCTGCCGTTGCTTTTTTCGGGGCTGGCAACATGGTCTGTCACTTTTATTAATTTGGTTAAACGCCTTATGTATTAATAATACTCCACAGACCTAACGATTTGCAATGTCGAAGTTTTGTTGTTGTGCGTGTTGACATAATAGTATTTAGCGCTCGATTTCCTCAACTGCGTCTGTACCGTTCTTCTCGGTTTGTTCGTTGCGATAGTCGCAGTAATCCTGCGCCTCAAGGCGCGTCACAAAGATGGCTACCTTGTGATTTCTTGCCTTCTCTTCGATCGTTGGCGCCCCCTCATGGTGGCGGTAGACAACATATCCGAGATCTGGCAAATAGACGGCGCGGTAAAGGGTGCAATCAGTCATTTCTTTTCAACAGGGTTGCGCACAGAATCTGTGGATAAGTGAACGAATCGCCGGTCGATTGCGTTCACGTGGATGAACGTATTTTGGGTCTTGCGTTCACCGGGATGAACGCAAAGTACCGTTTGCGTTCACGGGGGTGAACATAACAATATATATCTATATTAACAATATGCCTTGGGCGCCACTTGGGATCTGTGGAAAACTCATCGCATCCCCCTCCGGAACCTCCGACGCCTTGATAGATGCTCGCAAGACGCCGCGCTCGGCATCCCAAACAAACCCGTCACCGGGGATGACCTCGCAGTCGGCAAAGGCTTCTGGTCGCGTTCTGTCGCCCTGTATCGCATCAGAAATCCCCTCGATGGTCTTTCGAAGCTTCGCCGGCACGTAGTCGATCACGATCGTACAAAGCACGCGGTCGCCCAATCTGACGTCCATGCGTTCGCGGGCAATATACGTGCTGCCACGGCTCCGGTTGCCCTTCGTTACTACCCTGAGCAGGTGCGACACTTGAAGGACGTCTACGGCCTTGTGAACGGCTCCTAGGCTTAGTCCGGTCATTTCCCCTATTCTGCGCATTCCTGGCCACGCTTCGCCCGTATTGAAATCAGCATGCGCCTTTATCGACTGCCATACGGCAAACGCGTTAGGGCCAATGGCTGCCACGATCCCAGACTCAAAAAGATCGCGCTGCATGGTCTGAAAGGTAGTATCGATCTTGCTCTGCATCACTTGCCGCCCTGCTTCCGCCGTGCCAGCTCGCGCCGCGCCCCTTCGACGAGCAGGTCAGACATTGGCGTGTCAGTCAGCTTCATAAACGCGCGCAATTCCTCATACAAGCTTTTCGGCATGTTCACCGCCATACGCTGCGTTGAGTCGCGCTCGCGGAATGTCGGCTGCGCTTCGTTCTCTGGCTTTGTCGGCTGGCCGATGAAGGCGTCAACGGCGCTTCGATTCAGTGGAGGATTAGCCATTGAGAACCCCCGCCATCAGTGTGCCGAACTCGTCGCTCGCCTTTCCATCACGGTATTCGGGCGGCAACTCCATAACCGAAAGCCCTAGTTTCGCGCCCTTCCGGTATGCCGCGCGGTCGACGATCGTCGGGCCTAGTTCGAAGTCTCCCATTTCCCGGATAACGTCGATCGATTCGTCGAGTTCCGCTTTGATGTAGTGCGGAACGGCGTTCACGAAGGCGATAGCGCGCACTGGCGCCGTTACCGTCGCCCTTCTCTGCCTGACTATGTGCGCCGTCTGCGCAAGGCTCCAGGCGTCAAACTGGCCTATCCGCAGCGGAATCAAGATGACGTCGGCGAGCGCCATCGCTACGCGCGTCTCCATGTCGAGGTTCGGCGGGCAGTCGATGACGATGTGATCGAAGTTCGGCGCATCCGCAGTGACGGCGTGACCGTAATTCTGGTCGACCCGCACCACACTTAGGTTTTGCGGCACTTCAGCATCGATACGCAGTTGCCCCCACTGGTACGCGCTGGACTGGTACGGATTGGCGTCATACAAGCGCACAGAACCGCCCTGCATGGCGAGCGTACCGGCAACGTTGGTGGCGGTCATCGTCTTGCCGACGCCGCCCTTCTGCATCACAACCGCGATGATGGTCATGTTCCTTCCCCTGTTATTGTGCGCAAATCCTAGTCCATACTTGCGCAAACATCAATGGGGGGAGTGACGCACACGTATGCGCGTGTGCGCACCCGTGTACATCACGCAGCGCGTCTCAACTCAAACCGCTCCGTCACCCGTCCCCTGCGTATCTGAACAGCCTTCCCCGCGTTCAGCCGCCGCAGAACCTCATCCGATGCCCGCACGTACTGCCTTCGCGTGACCGTGTCGACAAGCGCCTCAAATACGTGGATGCCGCCATTGAGTGCCGGCAATCCGCCAGGCCCAAACACGAGCCGCCCGGTTGTGTTGTATCGTTCCGCGGCGTCGATCAGCGCGTTCTGTGCGTCATAGAGCGCTTGCAGCCCGACTTCCTTATTGCCGGCCGTCTCGCACAGAATGATGGAAATATTCATTGCATAGACAAGTTTGTCCCATGCGTCTTTCTGTCCGTCGCCGCGAGCAAGGGATAGGGCGGCGGCATGGACAGACGTCAGGACGTTCGTGCGCTCGTCACCTTGTAGCGGTAAGTCACCGTTGAAAAGGGTGCTGATTACGTCTTTTGTGGCGACGTATTTCCGTACTGTTCGCTTTCTCATTTCCCTTCCTCCCCGGATTGCCTTGCTCGGTCGATGGCGGCGTCGAGCGCTTCCTCGATCGTCTTGCCGCGTCCGTACAAAAAAAGATCAGTCTTTTCTCGCCGATATTCCGGAAGCGAGAACCACCAACTCACACCTTCCTTGTCTCTCTTCAACGTCACGCTGCCCGGCGAACCTTGAATAGAGAAATCGCATGCATAGAGGCACCAGCCTTTCGGGATTCGCTCCTGAATGCTTGCATCATCCGGCGTGGGGTGGGTGAACAGCGGCGTCCAAAAGCTCCTGCGCGTGTCACACATCCGCGCGTCGCTGTCCATGATCGGGCCTTCGAATCCGCCGTCGCTGCGATAGCGGACCCACGCAACCGGCTCCTTCCTCTCCGCCAATACACGGGATTCGTAAAACTCGATCAGCGGCTCGACAGCACGAAGCAACTGATCGTCGCCGTGAGTCCTGAGATTCAGGATTGCCAGATCGAGCGCTGCTTTCTGTTCGTCCGTCATTTGCTCGCTCCCTTGATCGCGGCGTCGATGTTGGCGTCGTATTCTTCCGCCGAGAAGAGAGGGTCTAGCATCTTTCGAATATGTCGATACCGCTCCGCATCAATCCTGTCTTGCTCTGCGGACTGGGCGAGAGGGGCGGCTCCGCTCCATTTCGAATCAGGGCCGGGCTTCTTGAAACTTCCGCTCCATCCATGCTGCTCGCCGCAGTCGCATTTCGGCTGACGGTTGCTCAGCGTCTTAGGGTCGAGCGAATAGCGACCGCAGTAGGAGCAGCGAGCAATTGCACCTTCGTCATGCCGAAGGGTTGCCGGGATGCCATTCACCGCCTCTTGCTTGTCGCTCGGAGTCGGCGCTACGTTCACGCACTGCCCAAGATGAGCATCGTGACCGCACCGAAAACACTTGCGGCATTCCACCGCCACCGGTTCATCTGAGAGAGGGGCGGGGGTGGCGAGAAGGCCATTGATGACGCTGGCCTCGTCGTGATAGCCGGTTCCGCATAGCACGGCTGATGCTTTGCGCAGTGCTGCAATCTGTTCGTCAGTCATTTCTCTCTCGCAATAGGTGTTTCGCTAACCTGGCGCGCGTAGCACCGGGGCGTGGTTGTCTGCTTTAGATACGACCGACGCTATAACCTCTGTCGGCCGTGTGTGAAGAAGGCGGCCACGTAGACGGACGTGCGTAATAAGAAGCGAGTCGAGTTCTTGTGCATGCTGGTTCCTTCTGTTGTGTGGTTATTGTTGTTCCTGCATTGCGATGAATAATACCTGTGACGTATCTGGAACGCAAGCGTCTGATGTATTATTTTCGCGCGAGTAAACACAGATCGCGGAAGCCGTTCTGCGATCGCTCGTAGCCGACGAGGTTCTTGCTCATCCATGCGGGCGGTTCGGCGCGCTTCGTCTTGCTGTCGATCGCCTCCCGAAGTTGCTCACCTTCCAATAACTCGAACGTGATCGCGCCGCGCTTGCTGTTGTTGCGCCATACCATGCCTTTTTGCACCATCAAATGCAGCGTGTCGCGCACGCAGGCGCGTGGGCGTCCCGGCAGCAAGCCCATTACTTCTTCTTGCGAGTAGGCGCGTCCTGCCTGCATGGCGTCTGCCAGCTCGTGCGGAGAGATCGTTTCCGGCTGACGGCCGATGTTGATTGTGTTTTTCATGAGTTGAGGCGATCGAGCGTTGCGTTCAAAAGGTCAAGTTCTGTGCATTTCAGGATGCGCAGATACGTCTGGTCGCCGTGGATGCCGTTCGGCCCCTGGTGGCAGTCGTCGTGACAGAGCGGCAGCACAAGGAAATTCCCCGCTCGCTGCGCGCCACCTTGCCCGGTGCGAATGTGATGCACATCGGTCTTAGACTGCTGATGGCGATCGAGAAGGGTGCAGCAGATGCAAGCCATTTCGGCGACGCGACCCATGTATGCGCTTTCGCGCTTGGTGGCTCGATGCTTCATTGCTGGCTCCACAGAAGTTGCGCAAACGGATTGATCGGCTTCCCCGTTCTTGCCGCTCGTCGCGTCTTCAAAACCGCCGCATGCCGGCGTCGATAGATCTTGCTCGTCTCCGATTTTGTCAATCGAGGAAGGGGGGCGGCATCGCGCTTTCTGCCTGCTCGATAAAGCGGTAGATGGTTCCCTGATCGCCCGTCGCGTCGCTCCCATCCGTCGATGTAAACCCGGCGTTCATCGCGCAATTGCTTGATCGCCTTGTTCGTGCCGCCCGTCGTCATTTTGACGATAGATTGAATGTCGATCCGCGTGTATGCGCCTGATTGCAGGAGCGATAAGATTTGTTCTTTCCCCGTCATGCTGCGTACTCCGCGTAACTTGCCGGCGCACTCCAGCGAACGCCATGCTGCGCGCCGAATGCATGCATGAGTTCGATCAAGTCGGAAAACAGCTTCTTGCCCATCGTGCTAGTCCGCTGGCCGCAGACCACAAATCCGCCGTCGATACCGGGAACGACCTTCTGCCCCTTGAGCGAAGCCGTGAAGACGTCTTTCCAGTTTTCGGGCGTCAGCTTCTGGCCGTACCAATTAACCTGGCGCGATACGTCAGCCAGCATCGGCCACAGCTTCGCGTTCTGGTCGAGCGTGCGTGTCGGCTCGGAGAGGGTGAGAATGTGACCATCAGGGCGATGCGTCACGGCGCCGATAGCGAAGCGGCGGTTGCTCTCGTTTAGGATGATGATGTGCTTGTCCATCATGCGCCCTGCCATTGACAGGTGACTGCAATCGCTTGCTCGATCGTCTCAACGACGTAAATCTCGCCTGACCATGCGGCGTGAAATTCTTCCTGCGCAGGCGTCAGCTTGCGCGCGCTCGGCGGCTTTGTTCCGTCTTTGATTTCGAGCAGGAACGTGCGTCCTTCGTATTCAACGACAAGATCAGGAAAGCCCTGTCCGACTGTGTGGGTCGGTACAACCTTCGCGCCGATCTTGCGTAACGCTGCGACGACTTCGGGCTGATTGCGGTCTGCTTTGGCTGCGTATTTCATGATGCGTTCTCGTCTGCAAATAACCCCTCTTGCACATGCCCAGTCATCGCGCCGAAGTAAGCATCGATGGCTGCTTGCACCGCGCCAGATCCTGGAAACAAATCGTCTACCGTGTCGCCTTCCTGAACGTTCAGCACGTCCATCAGCCAGAACACGAATTCGGCCGGCTTCGCTCCGGTGAAGCCGCGCTTGAGCGTGATATTCACAGCACACCAGTCACGTACCGTATCCTGCTGGCGGGTGCGCTTCCTGCCGCCCATGACGATGACTGGTTCCCATGCGTAGGCGACGCCAACATTCGGCTTGAATGCTGCAAACGGCTTTACCCAAGCCATGATTCGAGACTCGCGAGGGCAGAGTGGAAGCAGGTCGTGCATGTTTCCGCTCGTCATTGAGAGCGCCCAGCCGTCTTTGTATTCGTCGCACAGGCGCTCGATTAGCGCCCGATGGCCTTCCGTGGAGTCGTACACTTGCGCGTACGGATGATCGCCGTAGAACTTGAGCGAACAGCCCAGGTAGGGCGGGTCTGCGTAGGCAAATTTCACGCTTTTTTCTCGCTTTTTATGTAGGCCCAAACTTCCTTCTTCGCCCGCTCGGCGGCCTCGTTACCGCCTCTCTGCCTCACGCTCTCGACGATCGCCTTAGAGCTGCCGTAGTCGCCTCGGCGTCCGTCTCTCACTGCCTGCATAAAGCGGCGTAAGCATTCGTCCCTGTCCACGCCTAGCACCAAGGGATCGACCGGTAATCGACCGTGCGCCGGATCACGTAATGCCGGCGTAGCGGCTCGGCTTCAGGATTGACACAGGTGATTTCCATGTAGCCGTTGGCTAAGATCGTGATTGACGTGGACATGGTTGTTCTCGGTTATGCTTTGGCGAAAATGCGCTGGACGATGGTCTTCTCGCCGGTCACGATCACGTCGTATGCGTCTTCGATCCAGTCGATAGCCTCCGGCTCGCCGTGCTTGCCGCCGCCGTACCAGTAGGTCCAGCCGACCCATGAGCCATCCGGCGCCTTAGCTGCTACAGCGTCAGATTCGTAGTGGCGCGACCAGTCGCAAGAAAGGCCGGTTTCCTCGCCGCTGCAACGCACGTCGCTGATTGCGTCTTGAAGCTCGTAGTCGTCGCCGTTCGTCTCGTCGTATAGTTCGTCGATGTTCTCGGCGGTGACGTTTTCCGGCGCAGGCTTCTTGTTCAGTTCCGCGTAGCGAATAAGGATCAGGTGCTTGATTTTTTGTTCTGGCGTCATGGTTTCCTCACTTAATATCCAAACGGCGCCCGCGAACGAGCGAGCAACCCGGTACTTCGAATCCATCTTTCAGCGCCGCCGCGATCAGCTTCTTGTCCGGCATCGGCTTGGGCGGCTCCGGTTCCGTTTTGTACGCATCCGGAATCAGCGATTCGTCTGCAATCTGCACGCTCGGCGGATTGAGCGCGATCTTGATGCGGAAGTAGGGCGTATCCACCTTTTCCACCTGCGCCAGCGTGAGGCCATCGAGCAGGTACTTGCGGATGCGCTCTGCTCGGTTCTCCAGCGCCTTCGCGCGCTCGACCATCGCTTTCGCGTGCTCTTTGATCTGCGCTGCGGTTGCTTCGAGATTCTTCGCGGCGAATGCGGTATTCATCGCCTTTGTTTCCAGATCCCCGCCGATGGCTTCCATCGTGTCGAGGAACGTTTGATCGTCTAGCTCCAGGTCTTCCAGCTTTGCTACGTCCGCGCGGTACTCCGCTGCGATCTCGAAAAGGTTGCTCATGCTTTCTCTCCGGTTGCCTTGGCGATAGCTGCCAGTGCCGCCAGCGCTCGCTCATCAGTGCGAGATACGCCGATTGATCCGCCGTGATCGCCCATCAGCGCAGTCAGGGCCGCGAACAAATCCGGCGCGGCTGCCATCAGGTGCGCATTGGCTTCTGCTACGGGATTATCTTTATGACCGTCGATGAAGCATGATGCGCACGCGTCGCCGATCTGTTCTCCGCTGCGCTCCCAATCCGACGTCCTTATTTCCCAAAACTGTTTGTTGTCGACCGCGTGCCACGGCCCAGGTGTGTGTTTCGTTTCCATCTCGGCTCCTTTTTGTCATCGCCAGACATAAAGCATCGGGCGTATCCGTTCTAGAATATTGCCACGAAATAAAGCATGGCGAGTATTATTCACGCATAAAATTTCGCTATGATCGCAGCGGTACGATTGCGGTGCGCTTGCTCTACCGGATCATCCTGCTGGCGCAGCTCCAGGATGAATCGCAGCATGTCTCTGCGCATTGTGGCTTCCGCAACGTCGATCTCTGCTATGCGGATCTGCTCGCGAATGTGATCGAGCGAAACGGCGATGACGGGTACGGTGTTGTCTAAGCGATTCATGCTTGCTCCTTTTCCCAGTCGCTATACAGCGCCTTTCGCGCCGTGCCCCAAGATCCGTCTTTCTTCTTTGCGTTGCCGACTACCCATACCGAACCGTAACTAAACGTCTTCACCTCGGCCACGCGGAACCGCTCGCCTTTGCACACCACTATGTCGCCTATCGCGATGCCCGCGTTGCGGTAGCGTTCTTCTTCGAGCAGCTTGTTCTGGCGTTTCAGTTCGGTTTCCAGATTCGCGATCCGGCTCATGATCGCGTCTTCTTCTTTGCTTCGCTTCATTCTGCTTTCTCCTTCAATCCGCGCCATTCAAACCCGCCTGCGTGCTCTGCTGCATCGCTGCGGGTGTACATATAGATGCTCGCTTGCTCTGGTGTCGATGCGGAAAGCGACCATCGTCTCCCGTCCCAGTAGCTGAACCAACGCACGATCTTGCCGTTTGCCTTCACTCGCACTTCGTACACGCCGACATGAACCGGCGTAATTTCTCTCGGGTGCCACTCACTCAATGTCTCCATGCTTGTTCCCCTTGGTGCGCCGCTAGAGCGTGCTAGCGGCGCGGTCGTTGTTGGTTAGAACGGGATTCCCGAATCATCGAAGTCGCTCGGGCCACCGGCCGGCGCATACTGCTGTTGTCCTGCCGACTTCTTCAGCGGACGATCGCGCAGGGCGGCAACCAGCAAGGGCAGCTTCGCCGGGCTCGTCTTCCGGTCGAGGATTTCGGCTGCCGTCAATTCGGTGTCAGCCTGGAACACGGCATTCAGTCGGACGCTCCAGCCGGTCTCGCCAGTTTCAACACCGTTTTGCTTCTTGGCGTATTCCTCCATCGCCAAGAGGACGCCAATCGGCTTGTTCAGCAGTTCGGGAAACTGAGTCAGCGTCTTTTGTACGTTGCCGCCGGCTTCCTTGTCCCATACCGTCGACACGGCTTTTGCCGGCTTGATGTCGCGCACGCCGAGGACGGTCATGATCGCCATGAGCGTGCCGTAGTCGCCGAGCTTTTCGCCGTTCGACTTGATCGTGTAGATAGAGAAGTTCGACTTCTGCCCGTCGTCAGTCTCGAAGGTGAAGGCGATGCCACGCGTTCCGCTCGATGCGGTGATGTCCTCTGCGCGTGTGAACTTGCCAACATACTTGCCTTTCTCGTCGATAAAGCTGGTGCGTTGCTCGGCCTTGCGCGCGGCTTGTGCGGATTCGTTGTTCAGTGCGTACATGTCGTTTGTTTCCTTTTTGAGTTAGGCCGTAGCCGGTTGGGTGATGCCGTAAAAGTCGGTGATAGCCGCGTCTACTGCTGCAAGATCGTTGTCGATGTGCTGATCGGCGAACATGTCGATCGGCGACTTGCAGGTGTCGGATCCGTTGTTTTGCGTGCTGAAAATGTGTTGGCCGTTGATGAGCGCCGCTCGAAGTACGATCGTGAAAAGCGACTCGACCGGGCATTTCTCGTCGAGCATCTTGCCGATCGTGCGGGCGCGGACGTGGCCGAGTTCGTCGGTCGACACATGGCCGAGGAAGTACACGCGCACGTCGTCAGGCAGGACAGAGGCAGACATCATCACGTCCCATGCGCTCTTTCCGATCTCGCTGAACTTCTGGAACCCCGTTTCAGCGCTTCGGCGCATGAACTCGTTTGTCATCATCAGATTCCAGTCGTCGAACACGACGACCTTTCGTTGCGTCTTGCTCATCAGCGTGATGATCTGGTCGGCCTTGTCGGTAACGAAGATGTTGCCGACCGGGTTTTCCTTCGTGCGATACGACCAGCCTTTCGCGCGGAAGGGCAACGGCTTCTTAATCGCTTGGATCAAGAGGGTTTCTGCCGGGTTGAGATTTCGCAAGCTGGTCGACTTGCCGGTTCCGCTCTCGCCCAAAATCAAAGTTGCGATGCTCATTTGCTTCTCCTGTTCGTTCTTGCTCGTAAAGTTGCTGTTCTTCGCATTCGATTTGTTGCTGCCAGTCGCTCATGTCAGCAGCCTCAGGTTTTCGTGTGCCGCCCAAGCGCTGCCGCCGAAGCAGATCAGCGCGGCGATCGCCCAATCAATTGCGGCCCGCATGGCTGATCTCGTCGATTTCATCGCGCAGGACGCGCGCACGGTTCACAAGGAGGGAGAGCCAGCCATCAGCGGCGGCTTCAGGAAACATCGATGAAAAGCGACGCCATTCCAGATCGAAATTCATCAGAAGGGCGTACATGTCCGGCACCTTCTCCGCGATCTGCACCTGTCGATGGAGTTCGATCAGTTCGGCGACTGGGCAAAGATGCTCGTCGCCGGCCTTGCGCAGTTCTTGCATGAACACTGACTTAGGAACTGAAGCAGCCAGTGTATCCATTGCAGACAAATTTTTACGCGCAACAGGAGCTTGTTGCGGGCGGAAGGCTTCAAGACGGCGTAATAAGCCGTTGCGGGAGATGTTTTGCGGTTTCATCGACGTTTCCTTCTGGTTTGTTGTTGTGGTCTCATCAGTGCGCGCCTTACGCGCAGACCGCCGAAGCGGTTTCGACCTGTAAGGCCCGGCGTACCGGGCGCGGTGTTGTTAGTAGTGGCGGATAAGGCTGATGAACCGATCGCCGTAGATGCTTCGGGCGATACGCTTTGCCTGAGCGAGATCGTCCGCGGTCATGATGTAATGCGCGACTTCGTTGTAAGCAATCGCGTAGAAAACCAGGTAGTGATTCACTCCCCTCTCTCCGGTTGGTGTGCGTCGTTCAGCGCATGAGTGAATAATACACGCGAAGTATTAACAACGCAAGCGACTTCGCACAAATATTTGTGCGATCGCCTACGTTTCTTCTCGCGCCAGCCACCCGCGCCGCTCGAACGCCGGTCGTAACTTCTCGTGCGTCGCTTGGCGCAGCTCTGCGATCGCCGGCCCGATCTTCGTAGCTGCGTTGTATGCGGTGCTTCGGCTTACTCCGCACTCGTCGGCGATGTGCTGCGCGGAAGGGCAGTAGTGCGCGCCGTACACGAACTCGCGCATCAGCATCAGGCGAATGACGGCCCGATTGCGCACGATGCCGGCGAACAGGTGTTCGAGCCGACCGATCGCCGCGTGTCGCTCGCCGTTCTCGCCGCCGTATTCCGCGTCTAGGAGCGCCCGTTGATCGAGCGAGGTATGCGAGGCTATGACATCGAGGATCAGCCGCGCCTGCGCCCGTTTCTCGCTCGCGGATAGGATCATGCCGCCTTCCTTGCCGACGAATTCCTTGATCTCGCTCGCCTTTACTCCTGACGTTGCCCGCCAGAGATGCGCGAACGATAGTGCTGCCTCCATGCTTGCGAACAGCGGTACTCCGCGCATCGCTTCGTCATCACGCGCAGCTTTGCGCAAAGTGAGCGTTCCCCGAACGTGATTTTCCCGACACTCCAGACGCAGCCCTTGCATGTTCGTTCCTCGCGCGTTATCAAGACCTCAAGAGGGTCTTTGTATTCGTATTGGCGTAATGGCTTGCTCACGCAAACAGTCCCGTTTGCTCGTGCTTGACTGTGGGCGGCGGCTCGAATAACGACACCTGACGCTGAGCCTCGTCGATGCGCTTGCAGGCGATGTCGAAATACTTTGGTTCGCGCTCGATGCCGATAAACTCGCGCCCCATGCGCGCGGCGGCGACGCCTGTGGTTCCCGAGCCCATGTATGGGTCAAGGATGGACAGCGGCATGCCGGCCTGTTTAATGCACCACTCCATAAGTTCGACGGGCTTTTGCGTTGGGTGCTCCTTTGGATAAGAAGTGACAGACATACGGAACATCTTTCCGGGCTTCTGGAAGCTGCACCATGCAAGCTCGAACATGGCAAGCGAGAAGTTTTCCGGCTGCATCTTGTCCCATGCCAAATAGCACTGCGTCGGCGGCAGTTGAAAGTAGTTGCCGCCCCAAATGACTTGCCGATCGGATAGCGCGAGAAGCGCATTGATGTCGTCGCTATTGATGGGCTTGGCGTCCCAATCTAGCTTTTCGTGTTTTTGGCGAACCGGGTTTGCTGCAATCCCAATCCCGTATGGTGGGTCGGTAATAACCGAATCGACGCGATCAAGCGTCGGCAGGATCTCGCGACAATCCCCTAAATACAGCGTGGCCTCGCCGATGATTTCTGTCCTCACGCTTCCTCCTTTTTCTGCTCGGGCTTCGGCGCCGGGATAGACCACGCCCGCGCCATGACGTTCAAGAACAGCCACCAGTACAGGGCGGGACTCATGCGGCCTCCGCTTCGTCACACGCCGCGATCAGCGCTTCGGCGATCTTGCGCATCATCTCTACTGGCAGATCAAGGCGGATCTCGCCGAAGTATTCTTTCTCTTCGCCTTCAGTCATCAGGCACACATTCCCATCGGGGAAATCGGGCGATGGGCGAATGGTCAGGAAGTTGCCGTTGTCGTCGTCATACACGCGACGATGTGTTTCGATGCTGTATGTCATGCCGCCTCCATCTCGTTAGCCATCAATCGCGCACGGCAAGCGTCTTGCATCGCCCGTAGCGTCTCCATCGCTCGAAACACTGGCGGCGTATCCTCGCGCGTGCTAAACCAAATGCAGCCCGATCTATCGCGGCGGCCGTTGCATTTCACCTTGCCGCTGGTTTCAAGTCGCGATAGTGCCTGGCGCACCTTCTGAGCCGTAATGTCGATGCTGTCGGCGATCTGCTGAACGGTGGCGCCCTCGGGCTGCGTGCTGAGGTAATCGCTGATGCGGGCTGGAATCATGCTGCCTCCGAATCAAGGCCGCCCACGTCGCGCGATGCTCGCCGGTGGCTCTCCCAATCAAACTTCACGCTTACGCCAGATTCGCTCAGGCGGTCCATGAAGCGCTCGCCGAGATACGCCTTCAGGCTCGGTACGTCGAGGTTTGTCAGCAGGATGGTGGGCTTGCAATTGAGCCTGCGCGCCTCTAGCAGCTCGTGCAGCGTGCGTTGCTCGTCGTCGGTGCCGCGCTGCAATCCGATCTCGTCGAGAATCATCAAATCGATCGACTCGAACTGGCGAAGCATCTGTTCTTCGGTAAGCTCGGAGTTGCGCGACCATGTTCCGCGAATCTTGGTAAACAAGCGTGCGGTGGACGTAAAGTAGACGGTGTGACCGCGTGCCATCAGGTAGTTAGCAGCCGCGCATGCAAGGTGAGATTTACCGGTACCAACTTTGCCGATGCCGACTAGGACGGTGCCGCGCTTCAGGTGATGGTCAAAGTTTTGCGCGAAGGTATAGAAACGGTTACGTGCGCGCAGTTGTTCGCTTGTCGGGAACTCGTAATTGTCAAACGTGCGATCGCGGAACAGAGCAGGGATACCAGCTTGCTCCAGACGCGCTTCGATCTTCGCCTGACGCTCTGCGTGCTCCTTCTCTGCTTTAGCGGCGGCCTCGCGGTCTGCGTCTTCCTTGCAGCAGGCGGGGCATTGGTCGACCCTGATTGTGTAGACGCGCGTCGCTATCGACTTGATATGGAACTGGCCGTGCTTCTCGCACATGCCGAATTCGGCGGGAGCGTTCATTTGCGCCTCTGCAGGAAGATTGCGAGCGCAATGTAAGCGATGGTGATGGACAGGAAGATTGCGCCGCCAACCGCAATCTCAGCGGCGATCGACCCGAGCTTGAACCAGAATCCGTCAGCGATGCAGTTCATTTTGCGATCACCCCTTCGGTCCATGCGGCCACTAAATCATTCATACCGGCTCCTTGTTTGTTTTTGTACAACACTTCTGGTTAGAAGAAACTCTCGCTGTAGTCCATGTCAGAAAGCGATTTTGTTTTAGTAGATGATACACCAGATGTTTTAGAGTTGGGCGGAAAAATACCCTGATATCCGTTCGCAATCGAGTGATTGATTGCCGCCTTCAGATCGACCCCTTGCGCGCGGTAGGTTGCGAGCTGCTCGATTGTCTTCAGTGCGCTGCTCGGCGTCATCGGCTTTTTCTTCTCCCTGCGATGCTGCTCCCATTCGGCCCATAACTCAGGATCGAGCCATTCAGGTAAGGAGGGGCGCGCAGCGACCTTTTCAGTCTTTACTGCCTTTCTCGGTTCTTGCTTAGAATCAGTACTTACTAGTGGTTGATTACCCAAATCTGGGTTTCCCTGATCTGGATTACCCAAATCTGGGTTTCCTGAATTTGGGTCGGAGGGGGTCGCGCGCTCGCGAACAAGGTAGTCGAGCGTCCCGTCTGCGTGCTTCTTGCGTCTCAGATAGCCGACATTCAAGAGTTCGTTGATGATCGCGTAAACGGCCGTTTTACCGGACTGGCGCTGTCCTGCGCCTGCCGTGCAGTTGATCAGTGCCTCAATGCTGACGCGCCAATGATCGGGCTTGCCAAGCAGGAAGATGAGCATCCCGCGAGCGGCCCACGACAGGCGCTCGTCTTCACTGATCCGCTTGTCGAGAATGTAGAAGTTGCTGTCCGGGCGCGGCTCTCGGATGATCATGCTGCGTTCCTCTTGAGGACGGAAAACGACTTCTTGCCCTTGGTGCTGTTGCAGGGGCGGCAAAGCGTCTGCAGGTTTTCAAGCGTCGTCGGGCCGCCGTCGCGCTCGGAAATGATATGGTCGCAGCAGAGATCGACGTGCGAGCTGCACATGACGCACCGGTACGCATCACGCTCGAAAACAGCCTTCGCAAGGGTTCGGCTGATTTTCGCCTTCTGGTAGACGTCCCCCCGGCTTCTTGAGCGGATGGCGCCGGAGGCGTACATCTGTTCATCGATTCGGCGCATCATTTCACCGCCATTCCCGTCGCCCCACTCGCGCATAAACGGTGCGGCTTCTTCGATGGCCTTTTTGATTCGCCGATCAAACTTGGCGCCCGCTGCCTTCGCCGCCTTCTCGTGGGCGCGCGCCGCGGCCTTCTGCTCCGGCGTCATCCACCATTCGTAGTCGATGTCCAAGATGCTGTTCACGCTCACTCCTTGCCAGTGCCAACGACGCGCGCCGGCAGATCGCGCAGACGCAGCAGGTCGACGATCTGCATACCGTCGCCAGCCGTGATCTCGTCGCTTGCCATAGCGAGCTTCACTGCGCGGTCAGGCGTCACCGGACGGGCGTAATTCTTGATGTGATACCAAGAGCACAGGCTCATGCCGAGCTTCTCGCGCACCTGGTCGACGATCTTGCGGCCGTGCTTTTGATGGAACTCGTTTGCATCCATTTGTCGGCTCCTTTCGCCTGTTTGTCTAAGGCTTCCATTGTATTATAAGGCGCCTCAAGTATCCAGTATTTGTAGGCGTAAAACGCTGTAAGTTAGTGAAAACTCTAGTTTTTTGCTTAGTTCACGCTTGCATTCAGACGCCTTATGTCGCAATATTCAGTTACACGATAAAAGCAGGACGGCGAGGGGAATACGACCGTACCGGTGAAAAGCGCATGAGGTGCGCACGACGGGGCCAACCCGCGACTAAAACACAGGAACCGAAGATGACCGTAGAAACAATCGAGCGCATTCGTCAGCGAAACTTCCTTTGGCTTTTTGAGCAATTCAAGGAAGAGTTTCGCAAGGATTGGCCGAATGAGCCTGATCGGGGGATGCTGCGCCGTTTTGCTGACAGGCTCGGCATGGATCAGATCTACGTGTCGCAGATCAAGAACGGCGGGAAGAAGGAAGAGGGCGGCAACGGTCGGATCATCGGCCCGCAGCTCGCGCGCAGGATAGAAAGCGCGCTGAACCTCGCAGAAGGCTGGATGGATACAAACCATCAGGCGCCCGCAGAAGTCCAGGACGAAGGGCTGGCAGACGTTCTAAACACTGTCCGCGGCCTCTACGAACATTCCCCCGAAGCGACTCGCGCAGCACTGATGAAGGTGATCGGCGCTATCGTCACAGGAAAGCCGATAGAGTCAGTTGTCGAGAAAGCGCACTCAAAATAGGCCGCTCGCAAACGGTTGACAGCGGGGCCGACAAAAATATTACAGAAATAACAACTTAGGTCTGAGCAAAGTAATTTTGACTTCTAATACTGCCAAAATGCAACAAAGCGATACAAAAACCTGTTGCTTACCCATATGATAAGCCTTATTGTTCAGGGGTCGCTTAGTTGAAAGCGCGTCCCCTACAAAAGAGAAAGGCGGGTAATTATGACCGGTGCGCAAGCTGTCGCAGCAAATTGTGCTAACCCTATGCCGGTGCTCGATGGCGAGTTATCGCCTCATGCCTGGAGTGACCAAGAATTCATCAACGCGGCCTGCGCCGCCATCCCCGTTCACATGCGTCAGGAGGCGATTGCGGCCCTTCTGTCGATCGTTGGGCGAACGCACTAATACACGCGAAGTTTTGGTT